TGTTACTCCTAGTGCAACATTTGTAGTTGTTTGACTTTTTTCTGCACCGCAATATTTACAATTTAAGTCTTGTCCAGTAAAATTTTTTACTTCATATTCTCCACAATTTTTACATACATAAGTTGTTAATATCTCTTGTGGATTTACTCCTATCTCAGCGGCTAATTTATGTATGTTCCACCCTTCGCCCCAATGGGTATGTAATAGTAGATATGTATTCTTAATCTCTGGATTTTGCTTTTTCCAAAGGTTATATCCCTGTAAAAGATTGGGTACGCTTTTTCTAAGTTGATTTCTAAATACGAATCCTATTACAAAAGCATCTTGTGGAATATTATTCTTTTTTCTCAATTGATTTCTTTCAAAGTCTGATAATCTATAGAAATCTTTATCTTCTAAAGATCCGTGAACAGTCTTTACATGGCTATATCCGAGTTTATGTAAGGCTTTTGTTGCGAAATTACTCCAAATCCAATAATTTTTAATTCTAGGAGCATTTTTAATAGCAGAATCAAGTATTGGTAAAGAATCTAGAGTTGTCCATATAGCAGAAGCGATTTTATTAAACCAAGGTTTATCAATTGCGAAATCTACTCCCCATATATCTTGAACAGCGAAATATACATCTGGTTTTTCTTCATTTATAACTCTATCTAAGAAATGCGCTCCATAACTTGCCATCCTAGCTAAATTTGGATCTCGATTTAATTGTTCTAATTCTTGTTGGTTATTAGGAAGTGATCCAAGTGATTTCCATGGAGTCTTTTTAAATTCTGGATGATCCCAAGTCATTCCACAGCAGTAATGTACTATATCATATTTACCTGTAGAGTATAAATATTTTAACAAAGCTCTAGCATTTCTACCGAAGCCAGTCTTAGCCAAAGAGAAATCGCTTTGAAATAAGATCTTTTTCTTTCTCACAATTACCAAAGTTCGCTATCTTCTTGTGATTCTGAGGTTTTCTCTTTTGAAGAATTTTTAATCTTCTTAATCATTTCTACTCTTTGCGAATCAAAAATAGATGATAGTGAATATTGTAAAAATTCTTTCAATAATCTCGCTTCATTAAAATAGAAGCCTATTAGGTATGATTGTTTATTTTCAATATTATCTTTGCTTTCCTTCTGAACGCTATATGAGAAACCAACTTGTTTATCATCCTTTATATAAGGTGCAAATTTAATTTTAGTTATTTGTTGTTCGGATGAGTGGTATGCTGAAAATTCTGTATTTTTATCTAGGGTTTCTAGTAAACCAGCGACTTCTGTTGGAGAGAATTTAATTCTTGCACTTTTTTGTGGATTATCTTTATTATCGGAAAATGATCCTGTTTTTGTGCCTTCGTTCCATGAACTTTGCTTTATCAAAGAACTCCATATTGACCCGTCTTTTGCATTGACGCTGAAACTACAAGCTGTACCTGTATTTTTACTATTTGGTTTATAAAATGATATCATATTAATCTATGTTACTATATCTATATAAAAATGTCAATTATTTTTATCAATTTTCTTTAGATCATTTAGTTTCATGTATATCTGTTGATCTTGAATAGCGACTAGATCTCCAAATATACAATCATCTTTCTTTAAGCCTTTAACTATAACTATATTTCCTTCTTCAAAAGGTTTATTATTTAATAATTTATTATTTTCAATATTATCATTAAATATCAAAACATTCATTGAGGCGGTTTCATCAGATATTTTTAGTCTAACATATCTAGTTTTCTTTTCATTTTTTGATACCCCAGTAAAGACATCTTCAATTTGACCAACATAAGCTATTTTTGAATTAACTGGCTCTTCAATAATATCGCATATATATTTTAGATTTTCTCTCTTCTCTGAGAATATTTCTTTTAATGACTTATTATATGTATATCCTAAAAGCTTCTTTTCATAATACCAATTTGCGAAACTTTCGCTTTTACTATTTTGATTATATATCTGTAGATATGGTTCATATTTATTCTTAATAGTCTTTAGTCTATTCTCTTTAATAACGACATGATTCTTCTCGTCAGTAAATTTATTTAAATGTTTAATAATTTTAATTAAATCATAATCAAATTTCTCGGCAAATGAGATGGCGTATTTTTTCTCTTTTGAAGTTAAAATATTCCAAAGCTGTGCTTCTAGTACGATTTTACTTCTAGATTGATTAAATCCACTTAATGCGCCAGCTTGAATTAATGCAGATAATACTCCAATATTTAGATCAGCTTCTTCTGCGGCTTGGAATATCTCAAACTTATTTGAGTATTTATTTCTAAAGCTATTTAATTTTTCTATTGATTTATCTGAAATGCCTTTAATTGATAGTAGACCAAATCTTATATCTTTTTCCTCAATTGAGAAATCCATTGCTGATTTAATAATATGAGGTGGCAAAAGTTGAATATCAAATTCATGCATCTCTTTCTGAATCTTAGAAATTTCACCAATTGGGTCTGGCTCATTTCTGCTCATCTTCAATAGAGATAAAAAGAATTGTTGAGGATAATTAAATTTTAAGTAAATTGTTACCGCTGCCAATGCCGCATAAGCTAGTGAATGTGATTTATTAAATGAATAATTTGCGGAATCCTCCATAATTTTCCATAAGATTTCACCGACTTCTTTTGGTAATTTATTTTGTTTTATTTTTGCATCAATCTTCTTTTGCCAAGATTTAATCTCATCGATTTTCTTTTTACCTACAATTCTTCTTAAGATTTCTGCTTCATCAAGATCAAAACCAATTTTATGTGCCATTTGCATTAACTGCTCTTGATAAAGAGCAACGCCACCAGTTTGCTTTAAGATATCATCAAAAAATGGATGAATACCTTCGTAATCACCTGTGTTTGTATACTTGGCATACTTATCAACAAATTGTAATGCGCCTGGTCTTGCTAGAGCTAAAACTCCGCTAAGTTCTTCGAGATTTTTAGGCTTTACTTTTTGACAGACTTTAAAGTTCGTATCTGCTTCAATCTGAAATAGTCCATGTGGAGATTTTAGATCTTGAAGGTTTTGATAAATTGATACATCATTCAGATCAATATCTTGAACTTTTATTCCAATATTTTTACAGACATCATCTACAACAGAAACGCTTCTTAAGCCTAAGATATCCAATTTAATATTAAATAGGCTTACCCAATTCATATCAAAACTTGAGACTGGTTCTTTATCAGAAGAAAATTCTGTTGGGCATACTTTTTCTAGATCATCATAAGATAACAAAACTCCAGATGGATGAACACCCTTATTTTTAATTAAATCTCTTAGCTTTAGAGCAATTTGATATATCTCTTTATTTTCATCGCACCATTCTTTAAATTTAGATACTTCGTCATATGCAGTTGTAATATCTTTTACTTGACCAAATATTTTTGGAATTAAAGACGATATTGTAGTCATTTCTTCCTCTGTCTTTTCACCAATAATCTTACCACATTCTTTTATTAGCAGTTTACCGCTAAGAGTATTAAGCGTTAAAATCTTGCTAGTTTTGCCTTTAAATTTAGTCTCTAGATATTCTAATACTTTATGACGATTATAATAACAAATATCAAGATCTACGTCACACATTAAACTACCATCTAGATAGGTTATTCCATCAACAACCTGCTTTTTAGCTCGAATCTTGGATATAAATCTTTCGAAATAAAGGTTATATTTAACTGGATCGATCCTTGTGACTCCTACAAGGTACAGAATTAGAGATCCAGCGGCTGAACCTCTACCAAGACCAACTGGAATATTATGCATCTTGCAAAAGTTAATAACATCCCATACAAGTAAAATATAATCAATAAATCCAAGCTCTTTTAGTGTTTCAAGCTCATATTTAGCACGATCTACATATTTTTTATATTCTGGTAGATTTTTATCTATTTTTAGATCTTTAAACCCATTCAAAGCTAAAGCTCTAAGAAAATCATAATTCGAAACATCTTCACTAAGATTGAGGTGTCTTTTTGTTGAGGACTCAATGCTAAACTCTGGAAGTCTAACGCCATGCAATCCTAAATCTAAATTATCAAATTTAGATGAGAAGTCTTTATCGTTTAAAATATTATTCAAATTTTCCTTCATCCTCTAGCCTATCTATTTCTTTTGTAAATTGATTCAATCCATGAGTTAATATCTTCATTGAATTTCTATCTTTTAAAGAATAAAAAACATCTGCTTTACCATTCTTTTTGCCTTTTTGAATTGTAATTAAAAGATATTCTATATTAGAATTATCTAATTTCTGAACCATATCATAAATATCATCTAATGATGCCATATTACACCTCTACTTGCCATTTCAATTTATTCCATACTTTTAAGTTTAAGTCAAGATCATTTATAGCGTCATGAAGTTTATCATAATCATGATCTATACCATTTTCTTTACCTAAAGTCGTCAATGAACTTTTAACATTTTTCTTTCTTGTATGATATATTTTATATTGATATTCTATTAGACTTTCTTTTGGATTATATGGTATACCATATTTAATACCGCGAGCAATAGTATTCGTGTCAATAAATTTATTTACTAAATGTTTCCAATTACATCCCATATATTTATAATATTCTTTTATAAGATAAATATCAAATCCTAAAGTATTATGTCCAATTATATAATCTGCATGATCTAGCCAGTCTTTAATCGTAGGAAAAATTTCTTTTGGGTCATGACCTTCTTTTTGCACTTTCTTATGATCATATCTAGTAATTCTGGCTGCATCTTGACTTATTTTTAATTCAGTCTGCCATTTAAGATAAAAGTTTTTTTCATCAACCTTTTTATCACCCTGTACTTTAATCATAGCTATCTGCCAAGGAAGATTATGACAAAAATTTAAGCAGAGATTAAATGTTTCACAATCTATAAATACTAAATTCTTAGTTTTGTTATATCTTAAGAGATGCTCGTCCATTTTAATTAAAACTCCTCAATTCATTCTGGTCTAAGCAATAGCCATTACCATGACCTAGATTTTTTACATTCTTTTCTTGACATAGATCTTCCTTCTTAGCCCATCCTACAAAATCAACAGTATTCTCTTCTAAGATCGCTAGAACATAAATATCAATATCTTGATTATTCTTTAATGTAGCTAGAAGTCTGCCAGTTTTATATCTGGTAGTTTTTATATCAATTCTTTGATTTTTTAAGATACAATCACAGCTTCCGCTTCTTGGGGCAGGAATCAAGTCTGGGAAAATATTTTTCCATTTACAAAAAGCATACTCGCCCATTAACCCATCTATATCTGCTTCTAACCCATTTTGATCTCCCATTTTTGCGTCTTTAACACCAGCAGATCTAGCCACTAGACTTCTCATGCCTCCTAGAGTTTTTAGCATCAAACATTCTGCGTCTGTAAGAGTAATCTTCATTTTGATAACCAGCTTTCAAAACAGAATTCATTGCTTGACATATGCTCGATCTCTGGCTTATTAAGAATACTTCTATTGTTAATGCATCGAAATGTCAAGTAAGTTTTAAAATCTGATTTTTTATTATAGTAAATGCTCTTAGTTTTAAAAAGTTCAAGTGCATTTTCTTTTATATATTTTTCTAGCTTGTTTTTAACAATCGTATCAAATGGTAAATCATTATCTTCTAGAAAAGCTATTGGTTTCGTAAAATTAAATTGCGGAATACATATATAATTTTTGAGCGTATTATTGAATATAAAAGAATCATAAAATGGTATACAAAGAATTAAATTATCTGACCAATTATTTTTTAATGTTTCATAATCAAGTCTTGGTTCATAATAGAATCCACTTTTAGCTGCAATACTAAATAATTTAGTTAATGATTCGTGTCCTTTTTTATTCTTAAAAAATAGAATAATTTTAGAAGTCTTTTGTCTTGATTCATCGCTTTTATCATTAATTGATTCCGTTACAGATACTCTTAATCCATAATTTAATTTTATATTATTATTTTTTGTATTAGTATATGCTTCTAAGAATGAAGACATATTATCCTCAACCAAAAAGATCTCACTTAATTTATTCTCTTTAGCTATTTGTATTATTGAGTCTGGATAGTCATCAGCTTCACTTTTATCCTCAAGAGTAAGTATTGACCTACCTAAAGAATAATGAGACTTAAATAATGGTATCATTTTATTTATTATAACCTAAGTTTTATTAGCAATCAATCTAAAAATTCATCTTGTTTTTTATCTAAAAATTCATCTTTACTAGGACTATTAAACTTAGGACATCCTTCATATCTTCTTTTCTCTATTTTAAATCCTTTTATATCTTTAAATTTACCATCTAGACTAGATTCTACAACTTCGCCTTTTTCATTTAATTTAACATAATACTCATAGGAATCCCTATATGGGCATCTCCAATTTCCTATTCCACACATCCATTTGCTTTTGTCATTATCTATAGCGAAATTTGCTTTAGCTGAATTTTCATCAAATTTATTAATATAATCATTAATATGTTCTAGATAATATTCAAATCCCTTTATTTGATCTTCTGTAAATTCAAGCTCTTGAATAGGCTGTTTAGGAAATCTTAGGAAAAGAAATCTTACTATAGGTTTTAATTTAGGCCATAATTTTTTACTAGCAAGACTATACATCATTGCTTGGATATTTGCCTCAAGGTCATCTCCTCTAAATTTAGCCTTTGAGCTTTTATAGTCAATTATAACCATTTTATTCTTTGATTTAATGGGCTTGTCAATGAATCCTTTAATATGATATTTAGGCGTATCATTCTTGATTTCAAAAGCATATTCTGGAGAAACAATCTCGCCATCTTTCTCACCAAAGAAGTCATGTTTTAGACCAACCATAATCATTTGATCTAAAATATCAAAATTCGACTCATCTAGCCCAACTTTAGCTTTTAATCTCTTGACTAATCTTGTAATTGCTTTACTTCCTTTAATGGAATTCTTTTTTATTATTTTATTAAAATGATTTTTATGCTTTGGATTTAAAAGTAGTTCAAAAACTGTATGACAGATTGTACCTCTAAGAGCGCCATCATTTTGAGTCTGAGGAACTTTAGTATGATAGTTATTCCAATAAACCCAAGAACAAGTTTCGAGAGTTTTAATTCTAGATGCTGATAATACTTTTACAGATTTGCTTTCCATTGTAAAATCTCTTCTTTAGTCATTTCACCAAAATCTTTTTTTGTTGGTAAAGATATTTTTAATTGCTTGTCATCAAAATACCTTTTTAATCTAGCGTAACTCTTTTCGGCTCCAATATTTCCAGCATTATTTTTATTAGAATCATTATTTAAGCTAATATATATTTTCTTTGCATCAATCTTTAGACAATAATTCAAAATAGATAAACTGAGACTTGTACCAAAAGTTACAAGGACATTTTTAATTCCAGCTTGCCATAGACTGAGCATATCTCCTATACTCTCTACGAGAATTACTTCTCTTTGGTCTTGAATCAACTTTGAATTTAAAAAGCATGGATAAAGGAAATCATTCTTTTCGCCTAGATGTTTCCATTTTATCTTAGATAGATTTGTTACGTCTCGACCAGAGAATCCTATGATATCAGCTCTTGCATCAAATATTGGAAACACATATCTATTTTTCATCTTACCAGCTTTTCCGACTCCACCTTTAAATTGAACTAAAGTCTCATCTGTAATTCCTCTTTTATTCCAATATGAATTATCATTCTCAAGATTCTCTAATAAATTAAGATCAAATTTTTGCGTTGATTTTAAAACTGGTTTTGTATATTCGATATTATAATTTACATTAAAGTTTTTAGTTTTTAACCATTCTTGAGCTTTCTCTGGATCATCAATTTTTAGAGTAAGTCTTACTAATGAATTAATATCGCCACTAATATTCTGCTTAAAGTCAAACCATTTACCAGTATCTTTATAAATCCTTAATACTGTATCATTATCACTATCTCTATATAGAGGTTTTGCCCTAAATTCTTTACCATAATCTTTAAGTTGATATCCTAACTCAGTTAGGATTTCATACACGCTTATTTGTTCCATTCCAAAGCCTCGCTTATAATAGGAAATTCCTTAATAAAGATTCTTTTGCATCTCTCCGCGACTTCTCGATGTTCTTTCTGAGTATTCTGCTCTGTTCTTAATTCTATATAATGAATCCAACTTCTTAAAGAGCCTTTCATATACATTGTAGTTTGTGTTGTGAGTGGTAGAATCATTCTAGCTACTTCTTTAGCTACTCCATTTTCTATCATTGTATCATAACAATGCTGTGCTAAAGATATGGACTCTGCAACTAGGTTAGATATATTATCATATGCATCTGTATTAGTTGGTAGAAGCTTTTCACCAACTTGTCTGTTTTTATCACCTTGCAATCTTAATTCTACATCTTCGTATTCATTAGCCAAGCTATATCTTTGACTAAATTCTTGAAATGAAAAAGATCTATGACGTAAAATTTGCGCTGCAATTGCTCTACTGGTTTTTATTTCAACACACATATCTACTAGCTCGAATGGACTCCAATGCTTATGTTTAATTAAAAATTTTAATAGTTTTGGCGCAGTTTCTATATTTAATTGGTTGGATGGATTGCTAACTCTAGCACAGTAAGCTACAAGATCTTCTGCTTTTTTTAAGTCTTTTATCTCTGGTTTTGTAATTGATATTAATTCAACGTTCATAGTAATTCTCCATCATTTGCATTTTGGTCGGTGAGTTCATATTGTTCCCTTTGCCTCTCGGCAACATCTCTTAAAGATCCTCTTTCTTCGATATTGAAATTAGTAACTTGATAATTAAGATAATTTTGCGCCCATGTTTCTTTTCCACTCGAATCTAATCTTCTAACCAAATCTTGGTGTCCAGCAGCGTCTTTACCTTGGAATCTTGTTTTGGTTGGAATTAATTTATGAGTTCCAAAAGCTTGTCCATCTAGAGTTACTTCATCAAGCGTCTTTCTTCTAAAGATAGCTACGAATGACGCAAACCATTGAAGTCTATCTGATAAAGAAATAACAGAGCTATCATCTACTACATTATTAGAGTTTCTATTAAAATTTTCACCAGTTCTATTTAATTGCATGGCGGTAATAATTGGGCAATGTATTTCTTCTGATATTCTTTTTAGTTTATCAATTTTTTCTCCAATAGCTTGATGCTCTGCCCAATTTTGACTAACCTTTTCGCCAGTCAATTTAATATAATCATAAGCAATCATAGCTTGATTTCCTCTACCAACTTTTGAAAGATACCATCTTCTAATAAGAGAGCAAACTTGATCTATATTTTTATTACCTACATGATAATGAAAATACTCATATGTTTTAACTTTTGCCCAAGCTGCTCGAACTTTTTTAGTCATCTCTTCATTCTTACGCCAATTTCCTGTTTCAAGATACCATACTGGTACGTCAGTTAGTGAAGCAACCATTCTTAATTGAATATCTACAGTTTGCATTTCTGTATCTAAAATAAGAGTTTTAGTTTTATTCTTAGGATTGATAGACGTTTTAAAGCAGATATCATTCAACCATGTAGATTTTCCTTGGCCAGGTCTACTTGCAATAGCGTAAATATTTCCATTCTTTAAACCGCCATACATTCTATTAAATTCAGAATATGGGGTAATTAGTCCAGTATCATCTTTTGGAGAATTACCAATTTCTTCAATAAGATCTTCTACTTCTGCAAAAATATTAACTGGCATATCATTTTCTGAATACGCTGAAATCTTCTTGTTATATATTTGATCTATTTTGCCAATGATATCATCTATTGAGTCTTCTGAATTTTTATTTATATATTCTTTTAGTTTATCCGCAGTTTGAGATATCTCTCTTCGGATTCTTAATTTAATTAGCTCTTTACAGGCGTTCATTGTCGCTTCTTCTGTAATTTGAGAAAAGCTTAAGTTATCAATATAATCGAAAATATTGATCTCATCCTTAAATGTTATTCCAAGATTCTTAATTTTCTCAGCAAGAAGTACTTTATCTACTGTTTCGCCCTTATGCTTTATATTTTTAAATACAGTATATATTGATGAGTGAACATCATTATAGAAATCATTTTCAGTCAAAAATACATCAATATCAGCAAATAGATCCTGATGTTTTAATAACCCGCTTAATACGTGTCTTTCTACCTGTAAAGAATAAATCATCCTTTATATATAATACCAAACTAGAAATTAAAAGTCAAGAGTTTTAATCTTTATCTTCTGGATTATCAAAATCGTCTTCTTGGTTAGTTCTTGCTATTTGATCGGTAGTAGCCTCTAAATTCAGTTGATCTACGCTTTGACTCCAAGTATTAACATAATATAAAAGAGCCATTGCATTTATTTGATTATCAAATTTTGTAAAAACTTGAGGTTCACCTTTACTGGAAAAGTTAAAAAGAATATATCCACCAAAACTGCATTCATCAATTTGCTTTAATAGAGAATCTGGTATTTTAAAACTTTTTCTTTTATTTGTCACCAAAAACTTTTACACTTAAATAATTAAAATTCCGCACTTTTCTTCTATATATTGTGGTGATATATTTTTCAAATCATTTTCATACAATTCAAGAAATTTAAATCCATTTAATTCAAGCCATTTTTCTTTTTTGACATCTCTTTTTATACTATTTAAATACTTTAACCTTGAATTATCATGAAAGAATTGATTAAAGGATTCGTGTTGATTGCCTTGTATCTCAACTGCTATCTTTTTTGTTGCATTTAATATATCAACCTTAAGCATTGTTCCATAAACTGGAAATTCTTCATAAACAATATGATTCTTCCAATAAGGATAAAAGAATTGTTTAAAATTAAATTGAAGTTTACTTCGGCTTTTACCTTCCCAGTCTACTAGATAGTTTCTTACATTTTTATTAACGAGTTTTCCGTTAATATTTAATAATCTCATGATGCAAGAGTATTAATAAATTTACTATAGAAATAGTCTACAATTGGTTTGTTTTCTTCAAGATAAGACCTTAGATTATCTACGCCTTGATGTTGCTTCTTAAGTTCTAGGTCTACTTTTTTAAGTTCTTCAATGATTTCATCAGAGAAAGTAACCCACGCTCCTTTTGCAGTTGCAAATTCCCAAGCTAGGATTTGATCGATAACCTCGTATTCTCTCCAAACAGAAGAACCATCTTTACGACCATATTTAATTGGATATTGAATCTTAGAGTTGGTGGATTCATTTGTTGATTTTTTAATCACAATTTTAACATTGTGTCCAATTATCTTATTCTTAACTGGATCGTATTTATCGTTTGGTTTTTCAAGGATAAGATCTTTATTAAACTTTGGTTCAAATTCAAGAATCCAATTAGCAAAATGTAGCAAAGCATTTCCACCTGTTGCAGTAGTTTGACGGATATCTTTATTTGCAGCATAAGGATCAAGTTTAATATCAGATCTGACTTGACTAATAAAGATAGCCATATGCCCACGTTTAGAAAGTGCAAGAGAAATTTTCTTCATCAACATGGATGAAATTACTGCTCCTCCTGCAACCTTTGTTGCTTCTGTCATACTTTTTTGAGCATCGCCTTTAGTCATCAATCCATCAACCGAATCAAGAATAAACATATATCTTTTATTCTCATCATTGGATTGGATCAAGTCTTTCATTAATTCTGAAACTGTTTCAAAAATATTAGACTCAAATACGAAACAAGTCCCATCAACCCATTCTTTGGGATCAGTTACGAATTTAATTCCAGAGCGTTCTTTGATTTCTTTACTCAATCTTCCTTCCGCTTTAAAAAGTAAAGCTCTAGAATTATCTACTGTTCTAAGAAAATTTTTTGTTACTTCAAGTGCTTCTGAAGTTTTTCCACCTTCATTCATTCCAATAAATCTATGGAGTCCTGGACATAGACCACCACCTGTAGCAATATCAAGATTTAAACTACCAGTAGATACTTTATAATAGATTTCATCTTCAAAATTATAATGATCTTCTTTATTTTCCTTTAAAAAGGATAGTAGTCTATCTGATGCGCTTGGACCAGATGATTCAATAATTTCTTCTTTAGGTTTTCTTCCCATATCTTATAAATTCTATCAAGGTTTTAGGTTTTTGGCAAATCTTTTTATCATCTTGGACTTTATTTTCTTCTAGTTTTACAGTTTCGGTATTTAAATTTAATTTAAATTTTTCATATTCTTTTAATAGAAAGGCTTTACCTTCTGGTTTAAGAAACCATGCTAGTGATGGAGGTGGACTCTTAAGATCTTGAAGGTTTTCCCAAAATTCAAATTCTTTTAATTTTTTAGTTAATTTTTGAGCTATTTTAATTTCTCTTGGCCAATTAATATTTCCTTTTATATATTTTTTAGCTATAAATTGACAAAGTTTATGATTATGCATTAATAGTATAATACAATAAATAAATACTAATTACAATCAATTTCTATTCTTTTTTTCCAAGATTCTGCTATTTCGATTAGAATTGAATCTAACGATTTAGTTATTTTCCAATTAGGGAAATGTTTATGAATCTTTGACAAATCTGATATATAGCAGATATGATCTCCTTCGCGATTCTTCTCTATATATTCATATTTCATCTTCTTATTAGTTATAGTTTCTATTTTTGAAAATGCTTCTAATATAGAACAGCTATTATCTCTTCCTCCTCCTAAATTATATACTTCTCCAATTCTTGGAGATTCTATAAAATTCATTATAAAATTAACTACATCTACAGAATGAATATTATCTCTAACCTGCTTGCCTTTGTATCCGTAAATTTTAAATACTCTTTCTTCTAGATTACATTTTATTAAATATGATAAAAATCCATGTAGCTCAACCCCACTGTGATTTGGCCCAGTAAGACATCCACCTCTCAAGCAGCAAGTTTTAATATTAAAATATCTACCATATTCTTGAACCATTATATCTGAAGCTAATTTTGATGCACCAAAAAGTGAGTGTTTACTATTATCTATTGAAAAATTTTCATTAATGCCATTTATATAATTTATATCTTCATAATCCCATCTCGTTTCTAATTCTTTTAATTTTATTTGGTTTGGTCTATCTCCATAGACTTTATTAGTAGACATATGTATGAAAATTACATCTGGACAGAATCTCCTTGCGGCTTCCAGTAAATTTAATGTTCCAACCGCATTTGTATCAAAATCTTCAAATGGAATTGTTGCTGCTAAATCATGACTAGGTTGAGCTGCTGTATGAATAATAATATCTGGTTTTATTTTTTCTATTAAATTTAATATACCATTTCTATCTCTTATATCTATTTCATGATGTACAAAATTTTTATATTTTCTTTGCATTTCTAATTGGTTCCAGCGAGTATCTCCATTTGGACCAAAAAATACTGCTCTCTGATTATTGTCTATACCATGTATCTCATAATTTTGTAAATAAAAAAATGATACAGTTTCAGATCCAATTAAACCTGATGATCCTGTTACTAAAATCTTTTTTTTAAAATTATTCATTATTAATATCGTGATCTATCATTTTTTTAATAAGATTATCAAATGAGATTTTAGGCTTCCAATTTAATTCTTTCCTAGCTTTATCTGATGTTCCAAGTAAAAGATCTACTTCAGCAGGTCTATAGAATTTTGGATTGATTTGAATTAACACTTTCTTATCTTTTGAAAGATATACCTCATGTTCTTTCTGTCCAACCCATTCTCCACTGATACCAGCGTAAGTAAAAGCTTTCTCTGCAAATTCTCGAATTGTGTGAGTTTCATTAGATGAAAAAATATATTCTTTTGGTATTCCATCGTAATTTAAATTATATTTATCTTGATTTAACATCATCCAAACGCCTTCTACAAAATCTTCTGCATCGCTCCAATCTCTTTTTGCGTCTATATTGCCTAATTCAAGTGGTTTAAATTCCTTATTATTTTTTATTGCATTATAAATTCTTGCTACATTTTTTGTAATTTTTCTAGTCACGAATTCTTCGCCTCGTCTTGTGCCTTCATGATTAAATAGCCATCCTTGAATAGCGTAAATATTATAAGATTCTCTATATACTTTAACCAATTGTCTAGAGGCGGCTTTACTTGCTCCGTATGGACTTCGAGGTTTTAACGGATGATTTTCGTCTTGTGGGATATACTGAACATTCCCAAATTCTTCGCTAGATCCAGCTTGATAAAGTCTACAAGATGGTTTATAAAGTCTAATGGCTTCTAAAATATCAAGTACTGCAGTAGAATTAGTTTGCCAAGTTTGTCGAGCAAAATCCCAGCTACTAGCCACAAAACTTTGAGCAGCAAAGTTAATAAAATAATCTGGTTGAATTTTTTCTATTGTTCTAGATATAGCATGAGAATCAGTTAAATCAAAATTAATAAGATAAAATCTATTTGAATTTATATGTTTAATATTTTCGTGATTATAAACGCTTAATCTTCTTACTCCACCAAAGATAACATAATCTGTATTTTTCAGTAGAAAATCAACCATATGGCTTCCATCTTGACCAGTTACTCCAGTTATTACTACAGTTCTTCTTCCATTGATCAACTTACTGGCATCCTCAATATTTAAGATATTTGCGGTGTCTATCTTTTTTCCGTAATAAGTTTCTTGAATATTATTCATTATATAATACTATTAATTTAATTTATATTTTCAAATAGAACATCTGCTTGAAATTTTTCTTTTAAAATCCAATTTTCACCTAAAATATCTATTAACATTTGTAGATTTGGTTGATTCTCATACCATTCATTATCAGAGTATTCTGTATATATATATTTTGTATTTTTTAATATATTTTTTCCACTCTTGAGGATTTCACCCTCTGCTCCCTGCGCATCTATCCATATAAAATCTATTTGATTAATTAAATTAATTTCACAGAATGTATCTAATCTAATTGATTCTACTTCTATTTGTTCTGTAAAATGTACTTCTGGCCAAATATTTAAATGATTTTTAGGTTTTAGTATTGATCCAGAATGTCTAGATCCATCAGACCTTAAAAAATATCTAGTACCATCAGTACTACTTACAACCCCTTTGAAGATATTAAATCTTTTATCAAAATTTTTATTCTTAATAATATTTAGATTATATGGATCTGGTTCAAAAGCATAAATTTTGATTTCAGAAAACTCATTTAAAAATTGTTGGGTATCAATCCCATCTGCGCAACCAATTTCAAAAATAATAGGATTATCTTTTTTTAAAAGATTTTTAATATAAGCTTTATTCATTTCATTTTTTCCAAAAAGAGTATATATTCTTATCTATTTCATAGTTCATATACTCTACTTTTTTATTTGGAAATTGAATATAATATTCATACATCTCTTTTATAAGATTTTTAAGATCTGTCTTATCTTTAAAATTTAATAAATCTTTAGCTTTTTGATGGTCGCAAAAAGCATGTACTACCTCTCTTCTTTTTTCTAGAAATACGAGCTTTGATTTATTAAATCCAAAATCCTTACCTATATTTAGAACTAGTTCAGCTGCATCTTTAATTGATACTGGACGATCTGATCCTATATTAAAAAAATGATCATCATAATTCGTTAATAGTTTTTCTATTGGATCACATAAAAATTGACAATCTGAAAAAGCTCTCGTTTGTAACCCATCTCCAAAAATAGTAATATCCTCGAGAAGAGAAGCTTGTCTAATCCAAATTGCTATAGCATTTCTATATTTATCCCAATAGTTTTGATATTTTGATACAACATTGTGCGGTAATATTGTAGAATACTTTAATCCAAAATGTTCATAAGCTTCTTTCAAATCCATCTCTATGGCTAATTTTGCAATACCATATGGATCTTTAGGATTTCTTACGTGATCTTCTTTAAAGGGTGGATTGCCATCTCCATATGTTGCAAAACTAGAAAAATTGATTATCTTTTTAACATTGTAATTTATACAAGCATTTATGATATTTATCGATCCTATTAAATTGTTTTCATAATTATATTTTCTTATAAATGGACTTAAAATCTCGGCTGCATATGCAGCGCAATGTATCACATAGTCTGGATTCTCTAATTCAAATATTTTATTTATAGAATTAGTATCGCAAATATCATTTAAATAAAATTTAATATTCTCAGGAAGATTTTCTTTAAATCCTCCGCTTAAATTATCCAATAGAATGATATTATATTTTTTATCAAGAAAATATCTAGATAAAACACTACCGATCATTCCTGCTCCACCAGTAATTAATATTTTCATTTAATATATGCTACCAGAATATCATCTACATCTACGCCATTTTCAAAAAGTATTTCATAATCTTTGTTAATATCTTTTAATTTATTGATAATTTGAGGCATATTCATTTCATAATAGCCTTGCCTTACATATCTTAGATCATCAATCATAATTATATGATCATTTCTTTTATGATTTTGTATTTGATTTAATTCTTCAATTATTGGCGATATTTTTTTGCCTTTTGCTGTATGATCTCCAGAAAAATGTCCATCTAGCCAAAAAGTTATTTTTTTATCTATACTTTTTACAATATCTCCTAATATTTCAGAACTATCTCCAAAATATATTTTAATATTATCTTGATTTTTAAATTTTTCTATACAAAAATTATATAATGGTTTAAAAAGTTCTATGCTATAAAATTCCTTAAAATTATATTTTAAGGCTTCCTCTATTCCTTCTCCTTTATATGTACCAGTCTCAAAGAATACCTCTGATCCCTGTGAATATTTATGAAATAAATCTTGTCTAAGTGTTGTTGCCATTATCAATAATAGTTAGACTTATCGTTTATTTCTAAATATTTTGTTTTTATATATTGTTTAAACTCTGGGGTTCCATGATGTATCGTGGGTATCCTAATATAGTTTAAATTTTCTAACATTAAGAATACAGCGCAATGTCTTTCAAAAAGTCCAGCTTGAATTCTGTGCTGATTATTTTCATCAAACCAATTCCATTTATTTGATAGTATCATTACATATAACCAATTCATTAATTTAGTATAAATTTCAGTTTTTATAATAAATGCTGAACATAACGCTATTTCTTTATGCCAATGATCCTCAAGTTTATGATTAGTTTTAAAAAAATAATTATAATCTTTTATTATTTGATTATAGCAATTATATCCTTCGCCGCACAATTTATTTCTTTGATTTAGATCCATTAATATTCTTTGATTATAATCTTGCCGTAGTGTAGAATATTCAAAAGCTAAAAGATTATTTGGTTTTATATAATTTTCAAAATTTTTATAAGGTACTAAAAGTTGTATATCATATTGTCCAAAGCCTATATATTCAGATTGAGTATAGACCTGTGGGTTTAAAAATAAATTAAATAAAACTTGTCCCTCTCCATAACTTTGTGATAATTGAAAATAATTAGGTAAAGAATTTAATTCTAGTTTTTGCAGCTCTTTTCTAATCTTAGATTCACTAAATCCTACTTTTGTAAAAATTCTTGTATCATTAGGAATAGAATCCGTAAAAGATTCTTCTATAGTAGAATGATATACAATGTAATAATTTAATTTTTTCATAAGTTATGTATATTATCTAGGTAGAATTTTTCGTATGGATACAAATTAGTGTCTTGAATATTTTGTGTTACTGGATAATCAAACATACCTTTTATACCGCTGGGATTCATCAAATATTTATAATTAAACATAAATAATCTATTAAATAAAGAATATTTACCAATGCCTTTCTTCATATTGTCTTGATTTTCATTTGAAGATATATTATATAAATTCTCTGAAATAATATCTTTTGGTCGTTGTCCATATTTATTTATATATCGAAATACCATATCTCCATCTTCTTCTCCAACACCCAACAATCTTTCATCAAAAAAACCTAATTCAATCATTTGATTTTTATTTGCCACAAAGTGCGACCAACTACCATTTATTGTAAATAAATCATTATTAATATTCTTTTCTACATCTTCAAAAAATTTACCATTAAGTATTTTAACATCATCATTTAGTATTAAAATATTATCATTTGTAGAATTGATAATTAAATTATTCCATAATTTGCTTAACGATCTAAAAGATGTAAATATCATTGGATATACTTTATCATATTGAGACAAGAAACCTAGGAGTTCTTTTCTATAAACCTCGTCAAATTCCTCTCTAAGAGATCCATTTATGCAAACTACTACTTCTAGATCAGAATTATCTTTAATAAATTTAATTAAAGGTTTAAAATAGCTTTCAAATCTCTTGTTAAAGGATACTATACCTATAGAATATTTCATATGATTTGCTCTTTTATTGTATTGAATATATTGAATTTTTTAAAATATATATTTTTTAGTATATCTAAATTATATTCTTGCTTTGCTATAATATTGAATATTGAATTAACATTTAGATCTGGTAATTCTATAAATGAATCTTGTGGGTATACATCTTTGATGTTTGGACAACCATAATATATTGGAGTTGTATTACAGAGAAAGCAGTCAATAAATTTTTCAGTAATGTAATTCTTTTCTCTGCTATTTTCTATAGCAATTGAGTATTTGTAATCAATCAAAGCGTCTTTTTTATTCAAAACTGCCCCTTTTATTCTTTGATCTAAAATTGGCCAATTATTTCCATAAATATGAAAGTCTAAATTTGTTTTTAAAAGATCTAGAGCTAATTTTGTTCTTAACCCATATAGGTAGCTTTCATTATTTGGAGAAAAACTTACAACAAAACTTAAATTATATTTTTTTATAAATCTTTGGTTCAAAAAATAATTAATACTATCTGAGTACAGCATGTGATACATCATATAACTTGGATGTTCTATGTATCTATCTAGGTTACTTACTTGATTTTCTATTAGAGATAAATCATGAAAATATACTTTATTACAATAATCAGTTAAATTTCTATCCCAATTTTGAGACCAACTTGGCTCCATGATAAAACTAAATGTATTTTCTTTAGCGCATTTTTGATCACATGTTTTTTTATTGAAGATTACTAGGTGCGTATAGTCATCTTTATATGTAACTTCTGGTGTCTCATATCCAATATAATTTGATATAACTCTATCATAAATAGCTTTATCATTTGTCCAGTTGCAGTTAAACTTTATTCTTATATTATTCAATGTAATAATTATTCAAAATTGTTGGCCTAACGATTGATTGATCCTCTTGACAAATCTTAACTTGATAAAGGTAATAAATTTTTTCATGATTATTAACTGGACTGTCTTTATTTTCAGTATCTAATCTTTTATGTTTTATATGTATAGGATAAAAATTCATGTATTCTTTTTGTAAACCATATCTTTCTAGTCTCCTGCACATATCATCATCTTCTGCTCCCCAAACTGTATATCTTTCATCAAAACCACCAATTTTTAATAGAATATCAAAATCCACAATAAATAAACCACTAGCATCACTTCCTCTCATTTTACTTATTTTTATATTTTCTTTTATAACATCATTTTCAAAATCAAAATAATCTCTTGAATCTGTGTCTAACCAACGGCTTGTAAGATACTTTTGTTTGAAGTTAGTTTGTTTTAGATAGCTTAATAAATTTATAAAATCTTGTTCTAGGACAAAAATATCAGCATCTATATAACATAAAACATCTGCGATATTATTATCTTTAATCATTTGTTTTATTGCATAGTTTGTTTTAAATGATTTATGATATGTTAACGCTGATAGATCTGAATGAAAACTATCTTCTGTAATTTTTATAGTACCAAAACAAAATGGATATATTTTAGTTTCTATGCCATGTATTTTTAAAAAATCAGATAGTACCTTTAGACGATTTAAACAAAATTTAAAATTTTGAACTCTTTCTAAGTCTTCTCCCCATGTTTGTATTATAAAATTTATTTTCATAAAAACTATTTATTTTCTAATATTAAATTATTGAATTCTATTTTATTTACAATTTCTGGAAATACTTGACAGTACGATGCATCTTTTACCCATTGTCCAGAGTTTGCAGTTATAAAAGTTAAGAATAAATTTCTAGCATTTAAATCTAATACTCTAAGAGGCATATCAGAGAATGGGCTTTTATTATCTTTAATTGTTTGATCAATAAACTCTTTGCATTTATTTTCATCTTTTAATGGTGAATCTGGATTACCTTCATAAATAGAAATAACTTTTTCGCTCATAGTTTTAGGCCCACCCATATAAGAATAATGCCATCCACCATCTTCTAATCTTGGAATATAATCTTTATGTCTTCTCAAAATTTGAAGTCCTAAATTATGGTTATTTTTATTTATTTCTTTAATTTTTCCATACTTAACTGCTATTGTTCCAGTTACATTTTTATTTGTATAAAGATTAATATAATGAACGAAAAACATTTGATTTAACGCTACAAAATCATAATTTTGTAATTCACTAAATTTATTTTTATTTGGAATTTCATCACAATCTGAAAAAAGCACAATATCTTCGTCAGATAAATTTAATTCATTTATTTCATCCATTAACCTGAGTCTTTGTTCATGCTCCGCCCAACTGCCTATGAAATGTGAGGAGTCTTTAAAGTTGATATTAAATAATTGATCGTACCTATGATCTACGTCTATAAATCTATATTTTATCTTATCCTTGAAACATTCTAATCTCTTATCATTCCAAAAAATGGATTCTTTAGCTATTCCTTTATGAGTCGTAGATAGTTCATTAATAATAAAATAATCTACTACATCGTAAAGCTCTTTAATTCTTAGATGTACTAAATCTCTTTCATTAAAGAACATGAAAGAATCTACTATTTTCATTTATTTTTTAATATGAAACCAGCACCCAGAGAAACTTGTAAAATCTCGATTCAAGAATTCATTAACCGCTCTTTGAACGGATTCTGCCCATAAATCATGACCAGCAAAAATTCCATTTTTCTTTAATTTTGGATACCATAATTTCATATCAGTCAGACATTCTTCATACCCATGATGTCCATCTATGAATATTAAGTCGAAAAAATCATTTTCAAAATCTTTGTATGCTTCTCTTGAGTCTTTGTTTATCGGAACAATAACATCTTTTACTGGTTCTATATTTTTTAAAAAAAGATTATATAATGTTCCATCAATTGCTTCTGGAGTATAGGCTGAATTACCTTCTTCTCTATGTTCATTATTACCATAAAAATGGTCTAAAGCGTAATGAGTTAATCTTTTATTACTATTAATAATTTCTACTCCCATGAAAGCTGTGCTTCTGCCTTTGTAGACTCCAATCTCTATTGATTTAGAATCATCTTTCGCGTTATTAATATAATATTTGTATAGATCTGGATAGTCAAACCATCCATGTATATTTTCATAAAAGTGTTGCATTTTTTATATTCTCCATTGTTCGTTTTTATCTATAGATTCTATACTTTCATTGAGTATATTTAATCTATAAAATCTTTTTATTAATCTTTCATTATTAATGAAAAATTTCATTTTTTCATCAATTATATTTTTTTGCCAATAATCTTTTAATGATTGTAAATTAAATTTTATTCCTAAATTTTCGCAAAAAGATCTAAATGCTTGTCTTATACTTTCTTGCTGTTGGTATCTTTCTGGAGTTTTTCCATTATCATAATAATGAAGAACGCAATGATTTGATCTTCCATAAGTAAAATAATATTTCATATCACTGTCAATATAATGCTTTCTTTGAGATGGTCTTTCTTCCCATGCAAACATTTTTTGATTTTTTCCATAATACTCATAAAGATCAAGATATCCTGGCCTCATACCTTGAAGCCCCCAATGAGGACTTCCTTGAAATATCATATCGTCAAAATATTTAACAAGAAAAGCTTTTTGTCTATCAACACAACTATTTACGTTATTCTTTTCTAAGAAATTTTCTATAAAATTACGCAAGTTCTTTGCCCAGTCTATATCTAACCTTTCGCAACTATCGCGAATAATAAACCAATCTCTATTTTGCATTATATTTGATCTTAAAAAGCCATTCATTTGAAGGTCATGGTCATTTGACCATTCTCTATTTATAATCTTTCCTTGCCCTTTTCTTGCATTTAATATATCTAATGTACCATCTGTTGAGCCGCCGTCTACGAAAATTAGTCCATCAAAATATTGATAGATATCTTTCGTCATGTCATCTATATTTTGCTTCTCGTTTTGAGTAATGCCACAGAGCCAAATTTTCATTATGAAATTATACTAGATTATTAAGAAAATGTCCAAGCTTTTCTGTTTCTCTTTGATTATCTATAATTTGACGAATTACATTAGCGGTTGTATTTTGTAGAAAATATCTATAATCTTTACTTTCATGTAAAGCTTTTAATTTAGCAATATATTCATATTCGCTTTCAAAAAATAAAGCTGTTACGTTCTCTATACTCCATTGCATAAGACTTTTATTTTGAGCCATTAGGCGATGCATAAATACTGGTTTACCGCAAGCCATACTTTCAATAATAGCTATTCCATAACCTTCAAGATGTTTAATATGTTGAGTAGCAATACTTGATTTTAGTGTTTTTGTTAATTCTTCTTGAGAGCTATTTGTATGGTAGTGATAATCTATATATGGAGTTAATTTTTGCAACTCTCGGCTCATATTATATTCTTGATTAAAGTTCTTTTCATATTCTGAAATATAAATACCAACTATATTTCCATCAGTTGGGCCATCAAAAGTGCATCTATCATAATCAACCCAAGGTTTGTAGTATAAATGATTTACTTTATATTTATTTGCAAGATAGTAACCAACATAATCCGCGCATAGATAATTTTTAATTATATAAAAAGGATAAGCACCATCCCAATAATCATTTCCGCTATAACAAGCTAGTTTACTTTTATCTTTAAGATGTGGCCAAACCTCATTAAGAATTTCGAACTGACTCTCAAAACTTGTTATAAATATTACTTCTGGTTTAAGATCGAGAATTTGTTCTTTATTTAATACTCTAATATTTTTTGAAGTAAATTCATTGTTTACTTTTTCTTGGGTCCAAGAAGTATTCCAAATCCATTGATTAAATTGCTTTGGTGGAAAATTAGTGGGAATATATTCGCTACTTGGTAAAATTAGAGTGTGGCCAAGCTTTTCTAGTGCTTTTGCTATATTTTTAGTGAGATTTTTATGAATGTCGGGCCAGAGTATGTTCAATAAAAGATTATATCTTTTATTATTTATATTTCAAAATTATCTTCTTGGTCTTGGTGCTACTGGCTCAGTTATAGTTCCTGGAGGATTAACTTTTATTGTACCACTTCCAGAAGTGCTACCATTACTTATAGTTCCGCCTTCGATTCTAGTTGGTGTAGTCGTACCACTTCCTATCGTATTTATTGGGTTACCAACCGTACCATCTGGAGTATTTGCAACATCTTGATTTAATTGATCTAGGCTATCACCAAGTCCAACTAACTGTGGTTGACGAGGATTTAGCATTTGACCTATAAGCGTTACTAATCCTTGTACATTTCCAGCAATACTAGATGGTGAGCCTAAATTAATCTCTGTCCAAATTCCTTCTAGAAACGGTCTTTCATTATAGTCTGATCCAATCCCACCTCCGATAGCTAAACCAACTGACATGCTCATACGTGTTTGTGGTTCGTCAGAAAGGTCAGTAATAATTCTAGATTTCAAAAATCCATTTACATTAGCTTCAAATCCTCCATCAACTGGGTATACTGCTCCAGGATTATTTTGAGAATCTAGTGCTGCTTGTAAAATACTGCTTCTAACTGATGCGCTTTGCCATTGTCCAGCGGTCATTGCTGTATCATACTGCGCCCAACTCTCAGTTGAAAAATAATCTGAATTTACATTATTTTTTGGTGGCTCAACATAATCTTTTACATAAAGTTGAAATCCTCCATTGTCGTCCTGCCATTCAGCATTAAAATAACCACAAAGCTGACCAACTTTTACTTCTATAGTTCCTTTTTTATCATCAGATTCACAGAAATCAGATATTGTTGGTGTGATCGCTACGTTAATCTCTACATTTATATGTCTAATTGTGACACCTAGATTTGAATCCCAATCTTCAAAAGCAGATACTTGTCTAAATATTTCACAAAAATCTTGGCTGGCTGGTGGTAGATATCCATCAGTTTGAGTATTTCCAGAATCTAGAGATGCTTTTGCAGAAGCAATAATTTGATCTTCTTTTTCTTGAGCCTGTTTAAAAAGTTGATCAAGAATATCTTGAGCAGCACCATCATCTAAAGCAACACTTGTTGTTTGTTGAAACCAATCTTTTAATTGCTGCTTTGCTGAGTCGTAATCTCCTACGATACCCTTTTTAAGACCGCCTATAGGTTTAGCTTTTGTCTTATAAGCTACGTTTCTATCATAAAGTTTTCTATATGGTAATGTTGGATTCCAATTTTTTGAAACACGCATCTCAAGTGTTAGATCCATCGTTAGATTAGCTATATTTATTGAAGCTGGACCTGATCCTTTGGTGCCTGCAGAGCAAGAGGCGCAAGAACTTAGCGCGGATGTTATATTACTTTCGCTTCTTAATTGAGCTTCGCCTATTTTTAGACCTACTACAGAATTTTGACCCATATAATATATATACACATATTATGTATATTTTTTAATTTTATTAATAAAATCTATCATTTCTTCTTTAGAAAAATCATTTTTTGCTACATTTATGCTATAGCAAACAAATTCTACATTACCTTTTATATAACCTTTGGATGGGATAATTTGATCTAGGCTTGCTTTAGTTGGGGTTTTTTTCACATCTTCATCTGCAGTTGTTCTAGGTAATTCCATTTTTATTCCAGTATATGGACAAATTCCGTTTTGTTTTTCCCAAAGATCTTTGAGATATTCTAAAGTAAGATCAGATTTTATACCTTTCTTTTTGCTTCGATAAATACATCTATTTAAATAATATTTAATTGAACTGAACTCATCTAGTCTGTTATTTGAATAATTTTTTATATTTTTACTATAAATTTTTCTATATTTATCTAAGTGTTTCGTATCAAAATAATGACCCGAACATTTTAAATTACAGAAAAAATTTGTGGTATTATTTTTTATTTTTCTGTCGTATTCTGATTTTAATTTTTGGAATTCATTTCCACAATAAGTGCATTTTACTTTTACAATTGATCTTGCCATATTAAGATGATATTTTGTTTGTGATTAAATTTCTAATAAATATGGAGACGAGTAGATTCGTTTACTTGGACCAGGGGGAAATCGAATCCCCGTCTTTTAGTGAATTTAAATTAAAATACTACAAGTTTAGTTCTTTTTGTGTTTAGCTTTGTATAGATAAAGAACAAACATACTCGGCGATTCTATTTTGAATACTAAACTTATAAAGAATAAAAAAACTTTATAAGAGAAGACATTC